CCCAATTTGACCCATATCTTCCAGGTTTGCTTTTAATTGTTCGTCTTCAGTCATATCACCAGATAAAGCACGTTTAACACTACCATATAGAGATGAAGCACTTCTACCAACTAAAGATGAAGCATCACCGATACCAGAAGCTAACTGTTCATTAGATATAAATGGTAAGAAAGAACCAAGTTCACCTTTTTCAATATCAACAGGAGCTACTACATCACGACCTTCTTCAATAGACTTCATTGATCTAGGGAATATAGCAGTAGCATAGTCTTTACCAGTGATACCTTCTTCAACAGGAACTTCAGCTTTTGGTTGCTCTTTATACATTGATAAGTAATCATTATATACTGAATCATTGTCCAATACTACACGACCTTTAGTTGACATCTCATCAGCTAATGATTTCCATGTACTATCTTTTGCATATTCTAAATACTTTGCATATACAGCATCGTCATCTAAAACAACTCTACCCTTATTGGATAGAGCGTCCATTAATTCTTTTCTTTCCATTATCGCCCCTTAGATGAACCTTGTCTACCAGATGATTGAGTTTTCTTTGGTGCAATAATTTCACCAGCTTTCTCAAGAGCACCAGTTACAATTTTACCAACTGTACCTTGGTTTTCATCTTTGATTTCACCTTTCTGAATTCCCTTAGAACTAACTCCACTAGGTAATTTAACACCACCGAATAATAACTTATCCAGTACATTCTTAGAATAACCACGTGATGTGGCAGATCCCAATTCATCACCTAATGTCTTTTTAAATTCATTAGTTACTGAACCCTTTTCACTTTTAACAGTACCAAGAACTTGATTATAAATGTCAATAGCATTCTTAACTTCAGTTTCACCTATAGATGCACCTGAACCAAAACGCTTTTCACCAAACTGTTTCCAAATATCACTAAGGTTACCACTCATCATGATAGCCATTTCACCATCACTCAACGCTTCATTAGATGATAGACGTGAAGTAGCAGCTAAAAGACCCTTACGAGCTACACCATTACCAGCTTTAGCTTGAGATATCATGTCACTAATTTTACTTAATGCAGCAATCTTATCGAACAATGGCTTAGTGTTACGCTTATAAGCATCAATATAGGGCTTAAGAGTCTCCTGAGAAGCCTTTTTAGCACTTCTCTTCCCTTTAGCTATATCTTCTTCAACACCTGTTACAGACGGTCCTTTCCACCTGTCAGAAGCAGTGAATGCTAACTTATTATAAGCAGATACCTTTTGATCATATTGTTCAGCTAATGCTGTATGCTCTGGAGTACCCGGTTGAGTGTTACTTAGAGTCCTTGCTAATGTATTCAACTCAGGTTCTAAAGCTGCTTGTGCCTTACGAGCTTGTAATCCCATTTGTTGACCAGCAGTTAATCCTTTATTACCACCAAGACCTAATAATTGTAATGCAGCATCTTCTTCACCTAAACCACCAAGAGCACGTACTTGTTCAGCTTGTTGAGCGTCTTCACCTACATACTTCTCTAACTCTGGAGTAACTACACCATACTTATTGAATTCATCTCTCTGAGCTACCTTAGCAGCCAATTCTGGAGAGTATTGTGGTTGAGTAGTTTCACCAGTAAAGAAATCACCAATATTAGATAACAAACCTGGTTGCGCATCTTGATACTGTTGATATTCACTATCACTCATCGTACCACGTGTTTTAAGCCTGTTTAACGCAGTTTGTTGAGGATTCTGTAGTTTCATCCACAAATCTTCTTTACGTGCTCTCTCGGCTTCTAAAGCTTGTCTTTTACGAGCTTCTTCATTCCTTAAACTAACACCTTTTGCAAGGTTATTGAAAAACCCACCAAATTGATTAGCTTGTGGACCTCTATTACTTAAATCATATCCCATATTTTACCCCTTAAAATTGACCTGTTAATGAACCTACTGCACTTTCACTTAAATCACTTAAGTAATTGGCAATACCAGCAGTTGTTGCACCATGCATTTCACCTTTACGGATGTCACCTAAACCTGCAGTTGGATCTACCATTTGACCATATGCATTGGCTAATGTCGAACCTGCACCTTGTTGTCCGAATTGTAATCCAGCAGCTTGACCTTGTAGACCTTGTGCACCAGCATTAACTAAGTTCTGTGCTTGTCCAAATCTCATTGCATTATTAGCAGCTCTGTTTTGGAAGTCTGTTTGTGCTTGATTTGCACCAAATGCACGATCTCTTTCCATTGCACCACGAGCGTTCTCATAACCAGTTTGACCAATTTGTTGTGCTCTATCAGCAACAGCTTTCAATGTAGCACCGCTAAGAAGCGATCCACGAGCACCTGCACCTGATTCTATACCACGTGTAGCCTGATCAACTTGATAATCAATAGAAGGGTCTAAATAATCTTCTACAGTGCCTTCAAATTGATAATTAGGCGTAGCAGTGGTGAAATCACCTTGTAACATATTAGCACCTGTACCAGCTAAAGCAGATAATGGTGAATATAAGCTACTAATTTGTTTACCAGATTCAGTATAACCATCAGCAACACCTTCCATGCGACCACGCATTGCACCTAGTTCAGCCCTTTGTGCATCTTCTTGTTTCTTCAAACCTGAACGATATGCACCCATTCCGGTTGGATCTGAAATGTAATCAACTATTCCATCTAACATAATTATTTATTCCTTTGTTATTTAATTTTTGTAAGTACTGTTCCTTGAACAATACATCTATTACTTATGTTTATATTAGGTAATGTAATAATATTATCTTTTACATACGCCCCTTTTACCAAATCCTCACCATCCCATACTTGTAACATACCGGAAATGACTGTAAGATCACTTCTTTGACGCTCAGGATTGGATAATGTAGGGAAATCTAACTCAATTGTACTATTTGAAAACGTAACACCATTTGACCATTCAAATAAACATGTCATTTCACGACCATTGTATGATATGTATTGTTCATTTGTAGGAATGATATTAATAAATGTTAGATTACGAGATTGATTACCCCATTTACCTAACAATGCATCACCAATCGATGAAAACCAAGACCGCCATGAACGGTCAATAAGACCGCTACTATCAAGTAACGGTCTTTGTGCTGGTGTATTTGAAACTGTAGAATATGCCATTATGGTTGTACTCCTAAACCTGCTGTAACTCTTGCACCGATGATAACTACTTTAACTGGATCAGATATCACAATACGGTAAACACGACCTCTAGAACGTCCTAAACGCTTCCATCTAGCTCTTGTTTCATATTGACCCACCTTACCAATGTCTGTCCAACGCTCAGATGACCATGTATGACCGTAATCATCACTGAATTGAAGCATTATTTGTGGATTATCACCTTGTGCAGTCTGAATACCAGATTGATAAGGTTGATTTTGTTGTAAACCTACACCAGTTTCCATATCTACCATGAATTCTTTATGAAATACTTGCTTATATGAATTAAATATGATAGGACCTTGATGTTCACGTGTAATTGGTCTACCATCCCACTCAGTATATCTATCTAAATCAAGTGTAAGTATACGAGCATTAGCTAATCCACCTACAATGACAGTACTGAATGCAAATGTTGCAAATAGTATATCCCAACGGTTCTGTTTATTGGTCAATACATCTTTCGATGAACGTTCATGCCATTTACCATTTAACATGTCGAATACAAACGTCTTATTAGCCTGTATAAGCGTTAATACGTAAAATGTATGTCCTACTTGCTGATATGAGAAACCAATAGCGTCAGCGGTCTTAAAACCGAATTTATTAAGCTCTGTTTCAATAGCATGGTTAGATATACGCTGTGCACCGGCTGATTGTGACATAAATACCACATTTTGACCAGATGTAGAGCTACCGATCCAAAATATTTGTCCACCAATCTGTGTAACACTATTTGCAGCACCACAACCTATCTCAGTTGAGTTACCACTTACTTTAGCATAAGGTAAATCTGGGTTTTCATCTATTCTCCATACTTCATAAGAGCGTGGACCGAAGAACCATACCTCACCTTCACGCACTTCCATTGCAATATTAGGGTCTTGATTAGATTCTGTACTCGCAAAGCTAAGAACATCCCAAGTATTTGCATCTAATTGACCTGACCAATAGAATCTAGTGTCTACACCGATAGTTGTATCACTATTAATACAAACAATACGTTGATTTAGTGTAATTACCTTAATAGGATTGGTAAATTGTAATAATAATGTAATATTAGCACCAATATTTGTAGTTAAATCTACCACAATCATATCAATACCATCAACTAACACTAAATTGAACCCATCATCAGTCATACTTACCTTAGTAAATCCACCTGTACCAATATCGTAACGGAATTCCCATGTACCATCAATGAATATTTCAAATAACTTAGCACCAAATACAGTAAATACTCTTCCAGTAGATGTAGTGTATAATCCACGACAAGATGCATTCTCTTCAACGTCAGTTATTGGTGATTCACCTGTAGGTACAACTGATCCTATAGTCTCTTCTAAAGATATTTGGTTTTGTAATGTAGAATATACAATGGTATTAGCAGTAACTTGTATAATTACAAGGTTCAATTCATCGTAATATAATGTACCAGTAACATTGAACAATTGACCTGCTGACATACCATGATCTGTTGCTGTAATAGTAACAAAGTTAGGTTGATCACCAGAACCCTGAATAGATTCAATGTTAAATGGTGTTTGTTCTTCACGTGTAAAAGTAGCTGTACCTGGCGTTCCTAATAGGATTGCTGGTGCTTTACCTTCACCTTCTGTTGATTGAAAATACATATTAACAGTCTTTTTAGATGAAACATTAGATGAATCATCTTCATAAGTCTGTGATATCCAATCACTTATCATTGTAGTTGCCATATCTTAGTAACCGCCTGTATTAGTGTATATGTCATAACTTCTACCACGACCAGGTGCACCAGTTGGTTTTAACATACGTCCTTTGTTGTTTAATCTCTTAACTGCTGCTAAACGCTTCTTAGCTATCACTTCAAGACCTGGTACTAATTCTAAATTACCATAGTTAAGTGCAAGGATTGTAGCTAGTTCATACTGTAAAGCTGGGTAGTAACCACCAGGTAACTCCAAATCATCATTGATATCATAAGTACTTTTAACGATTTGACTTGTAATTTGAATGGGATATTGACTATTTGTAGGATATATGGTAATATCTGTATTAGGATAATTTCTTTCATAAGTGTAGTATGCTGGTTCCGTTAATGATTGATTTCTATGTGCATTGTAGAATGAATTTGGTTCAATATATCTCAATGGTTGTAATGCGTTGTTTCTAAGTATATTTACTGCGATTAAACGATCAGGTGACTCTGCAATGATGTCTGCGTAGTAATAAATTGGTGACAAATTGTCAAGAATGTAGTCTGAATTGATAAATTGCACAATATCACCAGCATTAAAGTCAATTGAGTTCCAGGAAAAAGGTATACCATTAGATATTACATATTCTGCACCAGTTATAGGGTTTAATATTGTACCTGTATTAGCAATACTATTTGAAACTGAATATTTAATGCCATTTTCTGTCAATACACTGTCAATAAATGTTGGTATATCACTTAATTGAGTAATGTCATTGGATAATGTGATTGTAGAATATATTTCAATAGTATTTAGTCCTGTTTCTTGATAAATTTCATTACCAATTGATATTTCACTAGTAGGTTGTGGTATATCGTAATGTGCATTTGAATATGGATAGTATTCATCCAAATTAAATGACTCAATGATATTGTTCAATTCATTAACTGCATCTTGAGCTTCAGCATCAGACGCACTTTCACCTACGGCAATTGCACCAGCACTGGTTAATGCACTTGATATTAGATCTCTTACTGTTCTACTCATTATTTCTTTCCTTTCTTAGATGGTGATTTCTTTTTAGCTTTAGCTTTAGCTTTAGGTTTAACTTCTTCAACTTCTTCAGGTACTTCTTCTTCAGGTACTTCAATATCAATTTCAAATGGTTTGATATCTTCTTTAATATCAGTTGATAGCTCTTCTGATACAGTTACTGTAGTTTCTTTCTTCTCTTCTTTAGTTGATTTAATACCTTTTAGGTAAATGTCATTCATACTGATAATATCGATTGCTAACATGTAATACTTCCTTTATGTTTTATTAGTGTTTATATGATTTGCCTTGACATTAATAATATGTTTTGTTAAATAGAAAAAGGACCACTCTATTGAGTGATCCTTCATTGTGCTTTGTTATTGCTTAGTGATTAGTAACCTTTGATTACAGCAGCACCGTATTCTGGACGTAATACTTTCTTACCATAAAGAACGTCAAGTCTTACTGGGTAAGAACCATCGTTAATTTGGAAGTCACGTACAAGACGCATTGAAATACCATCAAATACTTGACGAGAAGCCATGTCAGTTCCTTTAGGAAGAACAAGGTCAGCAGTAGCGATAGTCATGAAGTCTTTGTGGAATACAAGAGACTTAACAGCGTCAGCCGATAATGCGTTAGCAGTAGTTGGAGCAGCACTGATGTTTTGACGAGCACCTGGAGCAGAAATGATTGTGTTAGCAATTGGACATAACACATCACCAATTGGGAATTCACCAGCACCAGGAGTTGCTGATACAACAATATCCTTCTCAATAGTTACATATACTTTTTGACCAGCAAATACTTTCTTAGTTTCTGGGTGTACTGCGAATCCAGCATTCAACTCAAGAGTTGTTCCAGCTTCTAGTGTACCAGCAGCAGTAAATGTAAGTGTAATTGATCCTTCACCTAATCCAGCGATTGCAAATGAAGCTTCTGGAGATGCAACAGTTGTAGGAATACGGCTTGATTGATACCAAGTTGAACCTGCTGTACGACCCATAACACCTTCTTTATATTGCTTAGAGATTTCACTTGAATCTTGGAAAAGACCTTTAAGATCGTCTACTAAGTCAACTTGCATAAGAGTGTCAACAAGTACACAACGAGATGCATCACGAGGAGTAGTCAAGTTATCAAGGTTAGCGTTAGCAAGTAAAAATGATTTAAATAGTTCGTTAGCAGATGCTGCAGTTACTACAGATTGCCCTTGAGCTACTTCAAGTACATCTTCTTCGATTGCAGATGCTAATTGAGCCATTGCAGGTTCAATAACTTGAGCACTGAAATTGTCCAATGACAATGTCAAATCTGCATCGCTAAATGATAAGTCGATACCTTTTTGCTTGTCAACGTTCAATGATACAGATGTTTGTACGAAATCTTGTACATTCATTGTAGCACCATCACGTACTGTGAATTGAGCAGGTTTTTTGATACGTAGTGCATCACCGATCTTTGCGCCTTCACGTGCGAAGCTTGAATCGTATTGTTTGTTAATGTTACCAACAAAAGAAAGTTTTTCGTGTAGTACACGTAGTGCTTCTTTAGTGATCATGTCTGGAGTTAAAATTGAATTAGCCATGCTATTATTTCCTTATATTGCTCTATTTATTGAGCTTTAATGATTGTTTATATATCTTAATGTTTAAAAATTAGTTTTTATCTACCATGAACCTGTTTATTACGAGCTGCCATCCAATCATCCATTGACATAGCATTCATATTGACTGATCCATTTGGCTTTCCATTGCTCTTTGGCGTTGGAGTTGCCTTAGTTACTTCGACTTTAGGGACTGGTTTAAAAGATGTATCTTCTAGTTTAATCTCTAATTTCATTAGAAAACGATCACGACCACGTTCATCCATGAATTGTAATGACTCAGCTTGTTCCGGATTCTTAGCTAAGTGATATGCAATCTTAGGACCAATGTCGGATTGAGATATAGATTGTAAAACATCCATTGGCATTTCAATGTTAGCTTGCGATACTACTTCTTTGAAATCTGGCATCTCTTCATCAAATGATTGTATTTTTGTTTGCCATTGTTCTTTTTGAGTATTAGCCGCATGCTGTGCTTGTTCTGCTTCACGTTGCTTTGTCAAATGGTTATTGAACAATTCATTAGCCTTTTCTTCTGCTAACTTACTCATCCATTCATCATCTGAATAATCATCTCTATCACGCTCTGGTTGTTTGTTCTCAAATGCGTGTAACTTTGCCTCAAGTGCTGCTACCCTGTTACGTTCTTCATTTCTCTGTGCAGTGAGTTTTGCAAAACGTTTTTCGATACCATTCTGAGGTTTTGGTTCTTCAATTACAGGTTCTACTACTTCATCTTCAATGATAGGGGCTTGCACTTCCTCTACTACTGCTTCAGGTTCATTAGTTCCTAGTATTTCAGCACCACTGTTGATAAATCCATCATCAACTACATTAACATCATTTACCGCCGTGTTAAAATCAGCGTTATTTTCAAGGTTTTCCATGTCCACATCCTTTAAGTGTAATTTACCGCTATGTTTGTGACTTACGTTTGTCTATTCTTTACTTGTTTATAATATTATGTTTAAAAAATCACGTTATTATTCATTTATGTATTATTTTGTAATAAAAATGACAATGAACCGGGCAATCCATTGTCATATTCATGTAATAATGTTAATTAAACAACTTATTCAGTGCTTTTTTACCGTACATCTTACCCATGTTCATGATATCCTTCAATTCAAGACTTTCATCTTCCTCGATCTCACGTTTAACAGGTTCAAATTCCTTGTCAATGTACATTGTACCGTCTGGTCCATAGATTGTATCTTGAACTGGACCTACATTGCGCTTTGTAGGTGCAATAACACTGTCAATGTCATTATACAAGTCAGATAACGCCATTTCATTGCCCGATGTATTGTCATATATCACTGATCCATCAGCATTTACAACACTATCTGGACCAATTGGTTGAGGTTTAGGTGCTTGTACTTGTGGACCGGCACTATACTTACGTTTAACGTCTTGATATACGTCATAATTACCTTGTGACATACTGTTAACACCCTGTTCTATTGCTTGGTTAACTACATACATACCTGCTTCATCTAATGATGTTACAAAATTGTATAATTCATCTTGCTGTGCATCGGACAATGATACTACACCATTATCCACTGCCTGTTTAACGATATTCCAATCGATTTTTGTCATTATGACTCCCTTTCTACTTCTACAGTAGCTTCTTTGTTATATTGTGATGTATTTACTGGTCCTGGTACCTGTGGAACGTGCTTATCAACACCAAAATCAACTTCTAAGTTAACTTGAGGGTCTTTAATCTCGTCTTTAAGGATATCAGATTGTACTTTAAACATGTCAGTCTCTGCATCTGCTGCTATTTGCTCTGCTTGACGTGCTGATGTACCTTCTTGATTGATTTGTGCTACAGCAATCTTACCTTCATTATTAATGATAGTTTTAGCAATGTCATTCTTACGATCTGCACTGTCATCTGCTATTTGTGCTTGTAATTGACGTATAACACCTTCATAATAACCCATTTTCTGATCTAATTGTTCAATGGTATTCTTATTCATTGCTAATTCATCAATAACTTCTGGTGGTAATTGTTCTTCAGCGTTATCTTGTAGCTCTGGTGGTAACATCTTAACCAATCTATCGGCAATGACATCAGATCCTGGAGCGTCCAATTCACGAACAATAACATCAGCCATTGCACCCATCTTCTCAGGCATGATTTGACCAATAGTTAACATGGCATTTAACGATTCACGTCTACGTGATTCATATGCCGGTCCACTGGTAATTTCAATGTCCAATGTCTTTAACAATTCTGGTGTAACGATATCTGCTAATGTAATATTAACTGATTCTTTCTTACCATCTTTATTACGGATTGTAACTGTTTGTTCAACATCACCCACGTATGGCATTAGATTAAGTACTACTCTACCAACTTGTGTAATAGACTTTGTAAGATTGTCTTGATAATGTATAGTTGCCATTTCACCTTGTGATTGACGTAACAATACAGCTTTACCACTCTCATTGGCACCTTCCATACCGCCCAATAGATTGTCAAATATACCGATCTCACGACCCATATCACTCTGTGCTTTATCACGTGATGCGATTAGACCACCTGTTTGTGCTGTATTGTCTAATCTCATTGGCGGTGGCACTGCTTGTCCATTTAATGCTGTTGGATTGTACGGTAATACAGAATGATTACGTGTATTAGCAGTAGCCCACTCTTCTTCATAACCTTCTATCTGTCCTTCAGCAGCAACGAATGGTGCTTTAGGTGCAAGGGAAGCTAATTCAAGCTCATTTGATGCATAATAGTTAACCATCTTTTGACTATCTTTAGTCCAATGTACTACACCACCAAGTCTAATGTTCAATTCACGCTCAAGGAATAGCTTATCACCATATACAGGAATAAGTGGTACATATGGAATGTCTATTGTACTTTGTTCAACTAACATTTGACCGACAAATCTACTGACCAATACATGTGTCTTTGGTATTGACCTTTTAGCGATGAATGTCATTCCTTCAATCTCATTGTCCAATGACACTGAACCATCTGCATACCAATATTTAGTTTGCTTATCTTCAATTACTTCATAGAATGTCATATCAGCTACAGAACCTTCAGGTATATTCCATGATGAGTATAGGTCAATGCCAAATGCATATTCACCAGTTGCTTCATCGCCATAATCTTTCTTAGCTTGTTTTTCATCAATGTATGTAACTTCTACCCCATATTTAGCATCACTACCATCAATCTTCTTAGAATATGGGTCAATGTACACTGACAATGGATTGGGCACTGATTCTACAGTGATACGCTGTTCTAATGAATCTTCAGATAAGTAATCTAAACCAACTTTAATCCATCCTAAACCTGATGTAACGGCATTTTCATATGCGATTTCATATGCTTCACTTGCAACTGAACGTGATTCAATGTCACGTAATACACCTGAAAGAAGTTCTGTAATGTTATCGTCACCAGTTTCAATGTTCATTCCAATTGAATTTAATCTAAGTG